GATTTAAGGCTTCCAGTTACAAATGATGTTAACCAAGATTGGGACGTGTTAGTCGGTATTGATATCGACTATTATGTTGATGATATGCAATATTATTTATCATTTGATAAGCCTGTAATCTTTTACACCTTTAACCCTGTTGAAGTGGCCGGAATGGATGGTGACTGTCGTTTTAGAATATTTTCCAACGAAGTAGTTTATGAAGTCGGAGGTGGTGGTAAGTGGAAACATAGAGTTTGGAATTGGTGCACCGCAGGTGAATTTGTTAGAAGTAACGTGCCATTGACATGGAAAGATTGGCTTTTGACATTCATCGGTATTGAACATGTGCACATTCATAAGGTTTACCACACACGACCCTTCCCTGAGCACAAACACCGTGCTATAGTTTGGTTGACACCAGTGGCCAGTCATTATCAGTTTAACTTTTTGCCAACTGATATGCACGTCAAAGAGATCTCGCGTATGACCTATCAAGACTCAAAGAAAGATGGATGGAACTCTTTAGTTTCATTCAATGATAACGAGCTTAAAATTTCGATAGGAAGAGAAGGCGAAGATGCGAGTGTTAGTTTAAACAAAATTGACTTTGACGTGTTGATGGGCCTAACAAGTGCACAATCATTGACCACTAGAATGATTGGAATGGGTTACAATGAACCCCTAATGTTGGCGCTAGTTGGGCAATACTTTCGAGGTGATTTAGGTAAAGTCCCGGACTGCTCAACGGTCGTACCATCATCGACCCTAGTCCATTGGCCAGTGAGCGCCGATGTAGATGTCCCTGAAGTTTCTGCACGAGAGTATGCTAAACCCCTCGTAAATACCCCTAATATGATGCCGATGATTCGGCGATGGGAAACCCTTTCAATGGCGATTGAAAATCGCATCACATACGTTAAGAATACGAAATTACCACCAAAGTATGTGCAAACATATGCCGTTGAATTTGTTAATTTGGTTGTCCCTGAAGCAAGTGTGGGCGTGCCTTTAACACCTGAAGATGCACGCTGGGAATTGAGTAAGCCTTCCCAGGTTTTAGCAGTTACTCAAGTTTGGGAAACATTAGATGCACCGAGCCGCCGTTTAATAGAAGCGTTTGTGAAAAATGAACCAACAATGAAGAATGGACGCATAATTTCTTCTTTCCGGATGCACGATTTTTGTTGATGTTTAGCCGATACACCTTGGCTTTCCGTGACAACGTACTACATGCACCACATAATCAACATTGGTTCTGCCCAGGAAATAACCCAAGCACGATAGCTGCAAAAGTTATGTCATACTGTTCCAGTGTGGATGGTGTGATTGAAGGTGATTATTCAAATTTTGATGGCAGAGTTAGTGAATGGTGCCAACGTCACGTGATGAATGCCGTCTATCATAGATGGTTCAACAAAGATTTTAGGAAAGAATTGAAAAGTTACACAGACGCATTAATCGTTACCCCCGCAAGGGCCAAATCTTTTGGCTTTAAGTACGATCCAGGGGTCGGAGTCAAGAGTGGGTCACCAACAACTTGTGACCTCAATACAGTTCTTAATGCATTTTTGATGTATTGTGCCATTCGGCGTACCAATCCAATATTAACACCTGAAACAGCATTTATGATGATTGGTTTGGCCTTTGGCGATGACTCCCTTTTTGAACGGCAATATATGAAGGAATGGTGCAAGGTTGTGAAAGCTTTGGGAATGGAGTTAAAATGTGAAGTTTGTAAACCTGAAACTGGGGTTACATTCTTAGCTAGAGTGTTTCCTGATCCAGTGTATACTTCAACCTCCTTCCAAGATCCCTTAAGAACATGGCGAAAATTGCATCTTACAGCCCGCAACCCAAATGTTCCAGTTGAAGAAGCAGCGCGTGATAGACTCGAAGGATATCTAACAATTGATAAATTTACACCAGTTACAAGTAATTATTGTCGGATGGTTATTCGGACCCTCGGTGATGAATCACTCGAGATGACAGCCCGTCGAATGAACCGGCTAGACTACTGGAAAGAGAAACCGTATTGGTTATCAACTGGTGGAAGTTGGCCCCAACGAGAAGAAGATCAAGAATTAATGCTAACCTGCATTTCACATCGTACAGGTTTTAGTGAAGAATCATTGCGTGATACGATTGCGCGACTTGATAATTGTAATGATCGTTGGTCCGGACCTCAATTGTTTGAAGACGTTGAAACGCCATATAAAGATACCGTAACACACGATGGCACTGAGGTTTTATCCGGAGTGGACCGCGTTTTGTCACTTAAACAAGTTGAAAATGAACGCAAAATCAACCATCAAAGAGCAGTTGGAGGAAGTAGGAGCATGGTTCCAAACGAAGATCGAGAATCTGCAACAGCAGATATCCAACAGAATGAACGCTTGCGACGTAACAAAGGAAGACGCCAGAGACTTGCAAGCTTACAATGTGGCACTAGAGAAGATGCCAACAAAATACAACAATGCCCTGGAGGCAATGTTGGCAAAGCCCAGAATCAACAAGATCCTGGATTCCAGAAAACCCGATCAGCGCATAGAACCCAGCCCAAACAACACCCAGACGGCCGAAGAACTCCTAATCGAGCTCCCAGAAAGGATAGAGAAGTTGAAACTAAACCTGAAGGAAGAGATTGTTCAACTCCTCAGGGAGCACGGAATTAAATAGATGTGTAATTCCGCC